AATGAGTGGGCCGCTATCGGAGCCAAAGCCTTGTCTTCAAAGGATTTTGCTTCTCCGAACGCAGGTTCGATTGACATCCAGTACGGTCAAGGTTCCGAAGGAATTCTCTTTGTGTCAGAAGGGAGACTCCCACAACAGGCTAAGGCTGTGGAGAGGGCCGGTTTGGTTTTCCATCAAGTCTCAACTCAGCCTGGTTCGAGTGGAGGAGCTTTGCGTCGTTTTGTTGGAGGCGTTCCCAAGTACGTCGGCTTCCATGTTGCTCGCCCTCAAGGAAAGTTTATTGACTTGACAGGCAAGTACAATGTGGCTGTCAGCTTCGACATCATCTTTTCGTACATGAGGTCCGTGGGGTTGTACTACGACTCGGTCTTCGCTGCTGTTATGAAAGCTGCCGTTGGAGAGTCTTTGGATTATGACAACGACAATGTCAAGGATCCGCTGGACTTTCACAGGATTTCTCAAGAATGCTATGAAGACGACGAGTTGTGGGAAGCCACCCAAGACCGCATAATGAACGAACTCTATGGTGATAGAAGTCAAGCTTATGAAGGTCACGTTGGAAGGCGTTTTCGCCGACGTGGAGACGACGAGCCGGTGGGCGAGAGCTTACCCGTTGTGGTTGAAAACGACGATGATAATGGAGATGATGAAGAAGCTCCTGCCAATCTTTCAATTTCTACTTCTCCTAATGCTGGACTTCCTGCGCCGCCCGGTCTCCTTTCGCCTAAGAGCGTTGGAGAGAACACAACTAGTTTGTCGCTCTCAACAGTCGTGAAAGGGACCGTGGCTGCTGCCGCAGTTTGCCTCCCGTTCGCCTTGGACCTTGCTGCTGTCAAGAAGCAGGTCATCAACGGCGATTTCTCTTTTGCTCCCGCTTTGAAGTCCGCGGTTGAGCTGCATGGTGTCGATGCCGTTCACGAATTTGTTTTGTCTTCTGATGCTTTTTCGGTCTATCGCTCTTACATGGATGTCGTCCAGCCCACGTGGTTTCCTTTTGGTGATGTGATGCCAGATGAGAATGGGAAAGCTTTCTTCGAGAAAGTTGGGGAGTATAGAGTTGATGGTGTGAAGTCAGCCACCACTCCTGACCGTAAGAAGAAGTCTAAACCAATGTCTGATGTTGCGAAAGAACGCGCTGCCGCGATCAAAGCATTGTTAAAGGACTTAGGATGCGAGGACGATGAATGGGT